ATTACGCGGTTAAAACTGAGAAGGGATATCCGCCCCTGTCTGGTCTGAGCTGGTGAATTGGGTTCGGTACTGCCCATCCAAGGCGCATGACAAACCGCATTGCTACGCTGTCTTGCTGCATCAGGTTGATTACTACCTTTCCATCATCGTCGGTTATTACCCCTTCGGTGAAAATCTTGAAAGATATATCCTCTCTGATAGCGTATTTTGCTTCGCTCATTGCTCCACAAATTGCTCTGGCATACGTGGTGTTAAAACTGTTGTTTTTTACATAGGTTGCTTTCAGCCCCCACACGGTATCGGGTGTTCCTGCTACAAGGCTCTGGTTGAAAATGGGGTTGTTATTATCATCCCGCAAATTTCTCAAGTCTGCCTTAACTGACGGCGCACACATAAACCCGGATGGGTCATACGCTTGCTCTTCTAATGTTCCCATAAGTTCTGAAAAGTCGGCTGCAAGGTCAACACCGGCGCCCTCTGCAATTACCTGTCCACGATTTATAGCGGTTGGTACTATACCGGTAGGCCATGTGGTCGGTCGTCTATGTCCCCAGATCATAGCTTCGTCGATACGTTTTGCAAAAGCCTCAGTGATTCGCGGTCGCATTTCAGCCCACATATCATATTTTGAATCGTTCAAAACTGCTTCCGGTACCGGGAGAATTATTGCGATTGGTTCGGCAACAATAAACACGTTTTCCCATGCGAATTGATGGGTTTTTTTGAGTCCGGGAAAATCTTCATCCGGTACAGAACCGGGATCTCCTGATCCATAAGGTGAACCCATAAGAGCCAAAATCCTGGCATCATCAATTTGCTGATCTGCTCCAACGGTCAAATCGTCGGTTTCAACATCTCCGGTGAAGTCTGCACTTCCTAAAGTCCCCAGAACCGGCATTTTATGAGTTTTGCTACTCATGTTCGGTAATCTTGCCAATTGTGCGAGAGCTGCTGATTTCTCAGTAATCCCCGAAGCTATTCCGGCTGAAATTGTCTGTGGGATCAACGGCCATGCGTCATATTCGGTTATCCCTTTTATATCGGTGCCATATCCACCGTTTGCTATTACACTCATTATTTTCTCCCCGCGCCTCTAATGAGCGCGTTCATATCTACTTCACCGCCTGGGATGCTTCCTCCAGTAGGAGTCTTACCCTTAAGGCGTTTTGTGACCTCGGCATCAATTTCTTTCTGCCATGCTTTTTGAAAAGTGCCAACATTTACCAATGTTTCTGCTTCGGTTTTACCGATCAACATTTCTGCAAAGCTGACGGGTAAAGATTCAGCATCCAATTTATTAATTGCCGTTATCTGGATATCCCGCCGGTTGAGCTTGTTTTCTCGGTCGTCCAATTGACTGACTCGTTGCTTCTCAAGTTCTTTTTCCCGTTCGGTAACTGACATAAGAGCAAGCCTTTTTGCCTCTGCTCTCTCAGTCACTATTGCTGCTTCATGCTCCACATCCCATTTTGCTTTATTTGTTGCCAATGCTTGATTCACTCGTTTATCAGCTTCACTTTGCAATTTAGCGTCAAAATCGGCCTGAGTCATGGTAATCTTTTCTGTTACTATTGCAGGTTGTCCCTCTGGTTTCACCGCTGGCGCTCCCGGAATTACTGCTGGAATAATTGTTTCTGGCATATTAACCTCTCTTCAATTTTTTTTACATCTTCCGGAACATTTACATCCGGCGTATCTGTAATTTCTACCATCTTAATCGGTAGTCCAATATGCATAAACCGTGTAATTTCTATAGCCTCGTGTTCTGTTTTTTCTGCCCGCCCGAATAGTCTTAAATCCTCTCCGTTCAAAGCATACATACCACGCTGCCGGTACACTATACGGCTTATTCCTGTCAAAAATCCGTCCTGCAAAATGCACTTTACCTCATTGCTGTTGTTTTTCATTCTGCTCACGGTTCCAATAATACAATTATTCTCCTCTTTTTTTGCTTTGTCAATAGCAAATATATCGTTTTGCAGAATTAGCGGTTCATCACCCTGGACATTAATGTAAATATCGGCGGGTATTTTCTCCGCAACTTCCACGAGTCTATCGGTTCCGGTCTTGCAATCGGTCTGGGTAAGAAAGGCGCTGTATCCTGCATTCACTACACGATCGTAAATTTCTTGATCCGGGGTTGCTACGATCTTCTCAAATGACGGGAGCTGATCGCATACCCGCAAGATCATTTCTCTGCCCGCTATTTTTACTAACGGTTTCCCGGGAAATCGGCTGCTGGCCATTCGTGCCGGGATTACGACTAATGTTTTCATTTTCTCCTGCCTTTTTCTTGGAGGATTTTGGCCATCGTTACCCGGTCAAATTTCGCTGCAATATATCTCTGTGTGACATCGGTCACTCTCTCATCCCGCTTTCGATGCCGGTTTTTCTCCATCGGATGCCAGAGATGATAAGCTTTTGCCCCTACTCGGTATATTTCTTTATCGTTCATTGTTACCAGCGACCACAGGAAAGCCGAATCCTCGGATCCCCAGCCGGTGTAACGTTCATCATATCCGCCGGATTTCCGCCAGGCTTCTTTGGTGAGTAAATGCATGCCATTCGGTTTTAAACCAACCCGTACTCGTTTTTTTTGTTGCTCTAAGTTCACTTCCGGCATTTGCCATTTCGGGGAGGTTTTTAGTATTGCCTCGGTGGTTGCTTTTTTCAGATAATAAATCACAGAGAACGGGAGAACCGCACAATGTCCGGGTAGTTTGGAAATTGCTTTTAGAATTACATTCTTAATAAATACTACATCAATATCGGTAATCAAGATAATATCGTTCTTTGCCTTTTCCACGCCAAGATTGATATATTTCGCTTTACAAAAAGTATCCCATCCGGGTTCATCGTTAGGGTCTTTGGATATTATTACCTCTGCATCAGGAAACATAGCCCGATATCTTTCTGCCGTCCACGCGCATTGTTTGTCTCGAATCCCTCCGTCTGGCTTATAGGCCATGATAATACTTAAATTCATTATTCCCCTCCTGTCTTTGGAATAGGTTTATATCCAGCACGCCTACGCCTGAGCGCATATTTCTTTTTGATCAATTTAATACCATTTTTCTTGAATTTTTCTTTATAGGAAAAAAGTATTTTTTGTGTATTGTCTTTTGACCCATCATTTATGAATATAAATTCTATATTTGAATAAGTTTGTGCGATTAATGAGTCAAGAAAATCTGCTAGGTATTTTCTTCCGTTGTAACACGGGCTGTAACACGCCCTCATTGACTAGGCCGCTGCCAATACATAATACTTTACTTGGTGTTGTTTTGATTACATGCTGTACCTTTTCGCCGCCTGATACCCAATTGAGGATTGGTTTTACGAGTGCATCCCGAAATTCCTCCCCCACCGTTTACTTGGTATATAGTAATATGTTTTAATCATATGATTTCCACCTCCAGCTTGACGCCGATTTCTCTTTGTATTTTGTGAATCATGATTATTATATCATAACTTGACCCGCCTCCGTGGTTAATAATAAACCCGGGAGCGACCATTTGAATACGGTTTATCGTATACCCGAAATACTTCTTTATTTTCTTGTCTGGCCTGAATATTGTCCCTGCGCTGGCATATTGGAGCGGTTGCCTGAGCGCCCGGAGTTCATGATTTTTTTTCATGGTGGCCGCTATTACTTCCGGATCTCCCTTTTTAAGCTCAAATTCCGCTTCGGTTATGAATGATTTTAAAGTCTGAAATATGCTCTTTCTAAATGAAAATTTACATTGCTCTTTGTAATAATGAGTAGTCTTAAAATCTGTAGTCTGATAACTGGTTGCCGTTACGGATGAAATCACCGAGGCCATATTGTGTATAAAACCGGCGTTCATATATACCCCGCCGCCGACGGTTCCGGGGATCCCTTCCATAAATTCTAAGCCCGTAAGCCCGTTTTTTAGTGCGAAGAATGCTAGCTCCGGCATCATCACGCCTGATCCGGCAATTATCTGATTGCCCTTTACCCGTAAGTGTTTGATCTCGTTTTTCAGCACCACGCCTTTTATCCCCTGATCTCGAGCAATGATATTTGACCCTGCCCCAAGGATAAATACTCTTCGATAATACCATTTTAGCATCTCCTTCAACTCTTCTTTTTTCTCAACCACTATAACCCGCGCCATTCCACCGGTCTGCATGGTCGTATAATCCTTCATCAAAACATGGCCTAAGTCTCGCATGGTTCCTCCCCTGCTAATATTTTTGTTAGTACCTCATCCGGTTTCAAACGAATATCACGGGTAACTAATTTCCTGAGATATTCAACTTGACTCTCGGTTTCATGCCAATTGCTATTTACACTCGTTGCCTCTTCTCCTGGTCTAAAATCCCCGTATCCTGCATATACACCGGTTCGGTAGAAATCAAACCCGCAAATGTGCAATTCTTTGAGTTGGCTAGTTAATAAATGAGTAATTGCCACCACTCCGGTGTTCGGGCTGCGTTTTACTGACTGCCGTATTTTTGTGTAGAATTTAGCGCGAATACATACCCATGGAAAATGACCTTTCAATTTCGGTCCCATTTCTCTGATTCTCCGTGAATAAATATCATGCCGGGATACCAACCATTTTAACCCTGAACGTTCCCATAGTGCAATTTCCTCTTTCCCTATCAACTTCTTATCAGCGCTTTTCAGGTTCCGCCGGGATAGGATATGATAAAGTATATCGGTTCTTGATCCGTAATCTTCCGGGTGTTCAATCGGTATAGCGTGATTTACCCGGACGACAAAATCAAAGCTATTGATATACTTCCCTGATCCAGATTCGAGCATATAGGCAGCTGGTCCCACGATAATAACCCTTTTACCGGATAGTGCTTCTAAAAACTCTGATTCAGCATATCTTCCAAAATCATAGGTAATCTTGTTTACCGGTCTGAGATCTTTCGGTGGTCGTCTCCATACGGGACGTTTAGGTTTAGTAACGAGTTTATCTACCATGTAACGCCTCCAATATTTTCACCTGTTCCATGAGCCGGGAGAACTCCCCGAAGGTCAAACTCTGCTGACCGTCCGTCATGGCCTTTGCTGGCGTGTCGTGTACTTCGATCATAATCCCGTCGGCTCCTGCTGCCACTGCTGCCAAGGTAACGGGTATAACTAATTCGGCTCGACCTGTCCCATGTGAGGGATCGGCGATTATAGGCAAGGTACAAAGGTCGTGAACGGCGGGAATACAAGAAACATCGAACGTGTTTCGGGTGTAGGTTTCAAAGGTTCGTATTCCCCGCTCGCATAACATCACATTTTTATTGCCCTCAGATATAATAAAATCGGCTGACATGATAAGCTCCTCAATCGTGGTAGCCATTCCGCGTTTTAAGATTACCGGCTTATCCTGGCGCCCGAATTCCCGGAGTAATTCAGAATCTTGGCTATTTCTCGCGCCGATCTGGAATATGTCGGCTACATCGTATAATAGTTCTATTTGTTTACAGTTCATTGCCTCAACGACGAATGGTAGCCCTGTCACCCGTTTTGCTTCCCGTGCGAGTGGTATCGCTATTTCATGGAGTCCATTCCAGCGAAACGGAGAAGATCGCGGTTTGAATATCCCGCCCCTGAGATGTGTCGCGCCGTATTTCTTTACGACTTTTGCAATCTCAATAAAATTATCGCCCTCAATCGCGCATGGTCCCGCAATGATCATCATAGCTTTAGCTCCTTTTAATACTTTGCTGTCTTTAAAACCTGAACAAGCATATCTGCTGTCATATCAATGAATTTCTCGTCTTTTTGAAGCTCATCCCTTCCTTGCTTATTCATCATCCAATGAATTAATTCATGAATAAAAGTATGAAACATTTGTTCATCACTTCTGTGTATTCCTGGCATATCTTTTTGTATTTTTGCCACGCCTATCCTATAGCAGGCCGCACCCACTAAATCATCATTTTGCATTAAATCCTCAACAAGCTCAACTTTGATAGTCTCACCAATTAGCTCAAAACTTTTTGGAATTTTATATTGCATTCTTTGACTCCTTTTCCCATTGTAGAAAGCTCTGTTTTGGTATCCCGGTTTCGATGTCATCCGGCATTTCAACTAATTCCTCGCGAATTCTGCATCGACAATGGATCACTTCGGAAGCGGGTAAATTGGTAGAAAATGGACCCGTCACCCATGGGCCGGTTACATAATGAAACAAAAGTGTTCCTTCGTGCATTTTAGCTTTTACATTATTCATTTTTATGTGATTTGGTCGTGTCCTGCTACTGCTTTCGTAAGAATCCCAAAAGAGATTGGTTTTTACTCCTAATGCTGCCGATTGGTCATATACTGCCCGTTGAGCTGCTACGGCTGAACGCTGTCCCTCGGTTCTCGCAACCCTTGACGCGTCATAGGCCGTTTTTCCGTATGCTTTTTTTATACCCTTTGCCATCTCCGGGTATCCCTGCCCCTGGAGAAATCCTTGTGTTAACGTCCGGTGTATCCTGTCCCGTTGCTTGATAGTAAGTGAATCCCTGGCTATCTTATCGAGTGGATTGTTTACGATGTCCTGAACGGCCTTTTCGGGTATCATCGACCAGGAAAGCCGGATAGTATATTTAGTATCGAATTGATAGGCAAAATCTTTAAACATCGTGTCCAGGGTTTTCCGCGGGAGTATTCGCAGAGAGGAAACGACGCCGATATTCTTGCTCGTAAAATAACCCATCAGATCCTTTTCCAAGGCGGTTAAGCGGCCATATTTTGCCAT